GGCCGACGCCGATCGCGCGCAGCAGCATCGCTCGATCCTGGCCACCAAGCCGCCGCAGACTACCCATCACCGCTGCGATCTGCTTGTCGGCCATCGAGAACTTGATGCTCGCACCGGTCATGCTGGAATTCCCGTCTGCTTGAGACTATGATGCTTACCGAGGGTGCCGCGACACGGTGTCATTCTGCCAGCCGTAGCACGAACCTTACCCATAGGTTCGGAGCGATTTGTGGGGTTCCTGGCAGGCCCCACCGACACCCTCATTTACCCGCCAGCAATCGATCAAAGCTGCCAGCAAGCAGCCGCATCTTGCGCATCGCCGCCCGCACTGCTTTCGGACGGGCGCGATAATAGCTGACGACATAGGCTTCGTCGGCCTTCTTGGTCACCTTCACCCAGGCCCACATGGTGCGACCATTGATCGCGGCCAGGAAGCCGCGTTCCTGATCGCCATCATGCCGCTGCACCACGGCATCCGGCTGGGAAAGCACGGCAGGCAATGCGGCGTAATCATCGACGGTCATCTCCGGATGGCGCAGCAGCTGCTTCTCCATCGTATCCGGCGAGAGCACCACGCTGTCGGCTGTGGTATCGAGAATTGCCTGCGTCTGGGTGGAGAGATCGCCGACCGGCAGATCGCCGACCGGCTCCTGCACCCATTTGGCGATCTTCTCTGGCGATGCGGCTTGGCGGCCGACAGGTTTGAGGTCTGGTGACTTGACTGGGATCGATGCACCGCCCTGTTTCCAGGCCATGCCGGGATTATAGTCGAAGCCCGGATCGATCCCGACCGGCACCTGATGCACCTCGCCAGTATGCGGATTGCGCCATGGCCTGGTGGCCGTCGGCGGTGCTGTGTCCGGTGCAGTCTTTCCCATGCGTCGCAGCCCGCTGTCGCTAACCGGCTTCACCCGGCAGCCGCAGCGCCAGCCGTTCGGCGGATAGTGTGCCGCCCAAAACGGGTCATCAGCCCGCAGCGTCAAGCCGTTCCACGCCAGATGTTGCGGACGCGGATGCCTGCTGCCGGAGTGAACATATTGCCAATAGGGATAGACGGCGAGCGCGCCCGGCTCAGTCATCTGGGCATAGCGGCCCGCCGAATAGGCTGTCGAGAGATTGGTCTCGTAGATGATCCGGCTGCGCCAGCTGGGTGTGCCATTATAGGCCCAGCCATGGCGCTCGACGATGCCGTCGAAATCCTTGCGGAACTCGGCCAGCGTCGTGCCCTTATCCAAAGCCTTCTGAATAGCCTTTTGGAAGTCTCCGAGAAGGGCATCTGAAGTGGCGCCCGCGACCATGAATGAATGGCTGTGCGCGGTCCGCCAGACCCCCGTCCAGTCGGACGTGGGCACCCGCGCCTTTTGCCGGAAGAAGTCGATGGCTTCCTTGAACGTCCGGCATCAGCCTATCACGGTCTCAGGCACCAGCGCGGCATAGCGCGCCACCGCGTGCGCATCGAACGGGTCGGGCAGCGGCGTGCCCACCGCAATCGGTGTGCGCATATGCAGGTAAGGACGTGGCACCTCCGGCACCAAATCATTGCCATCCACATATTGGCGCACAGTCGTTTTCGAGAGCAGCCGCTGAAGTCGACCAAAGCCCAGCCGAGGTGAGCCGAACGTCACCACGGCTTCAACCGGATGACTGCTCCGCACCAGCAGACCAGCGAATGCGAGCGCTAGTGCTCCGCCAAGGGAATGTCCGGTAATGACGAGCCGACCGCCTTCAAAGCTATGGAGGATGTCCGAAAGCACACTCTCGGCTCCAGTGACAAACCCCCGGTGGCACAGACCCAAGCCACGCCGCCACGTTGGCCAGATATCAAGATCACGCACCCAATCTGCGATCTTGTCTGGCTGCGTTCCACGAAAGGCGATGACATCGAATTCGCCCCAGAAAAAGCCCGTGGCGCTGACATCCCCGGATTGGAAAGTGCTGGTGGTGTAAGCTTGGGCTGCAAATCCGGCTAACAGCCGATCAGTCAAAGGGGCGACTTCAGTCATTTCCGCGCCCCCGCAGCTCGTCGACCAGTGCTGCCTGTCCGACCAATTCGGCGAGTGCCAGGCCGCGTGACATGGCGTCCGCAAAGGCGCGCGGATCGAGCTTTAGCTGGGAGACACGCATGGCCAGGTCATGCATGTCGGTCGCCTGCTCGAAGCAATGCCGCACCTCGGTCGTCATGCCAGCAAGTGCGCCTGCGGCGTCCTCGGCCAAGCGCTCGGTGAGCTGCTCGACCACTTCCGGCGGAGCCTCGGATTGCAGAGTGATCAGTCTACCGAGCAGCGCGCCTGGTCGCATCGTCATGCCCTCCGGCGGCGTGATCGCCAGATGCGGGACGGCAGGTTTATCAACGGGGGCAGGCGGCACGCCGCCGATGGTCTCGTCGCCATCCTCCGGCTTGGTCAGCTGCAGGCGGTCGCGGATTTCCTGCGCCTTCACCTTGAAGCCGAGCGGGCCGAGATCGCCAACCGCCGCGATCACATCCTTCAGCGGCACCTCTTCCGGGCGTCCAACCGAGGCGGTCGGATAGGCATCCTGCGGGCCGAACGTGAAGGCAATCATCGTCTGGATGATCTGCCGCGTGATGCTGTTGCCGAGCAGCCCGGCATCGAACTTCTCAATGTCCGCCTCGGCCGCCCGATGCTCCTGGCCCACCGCATGGCCACCGCTGATCGCTTCGGTGCCGGCTGTTCCGCCCAACACAAGCTTCGAGACCTCGCGGTTCAGCCAGTCCGCGCGCTTCAGGTAGAGATCGGTGCCGGCAGCATTCTCCGCCCCCTTGATGAACTCGATCTCCATCGACTTCGGGATGATCGCCGCCACGTCACCAGCGATGGACTGCACCGCGCGCCACAGCACACGCTTGTCATCCGCCCCGGCCTCCGGCCCGTAGCGACCGATGCGGATGGGCAACCCGTAGCCTTGCACGAAAAGCGCCCAGTCCTTCAGCGTGTAGCTGGCGTGCATCCAGAGCCAAGCGACCATGCGCGTGAGAGCAGAGCGGACGACGTTGCCGCTCTTTGACCGATGGGTGTGCAGCAGGAACTTGTGCGGAGCCAGATCGGCAAAGCCGCCTTCCGTGCGTAGCCACACGGTCTCGCCATCGATGGGGGAGATCTCGAAAAACCGCTGTGGCCGATACTTGATCTCCAGCGGGCGAACGCAGCCCGGCTTGCTCTCCCAGATGATCTCATTGGCGGTGTAGCCCTTGCCGACGGCATCGCAGATGTCGAACATGGCGCGGGCGAGCACGCCGGTAGACAGCCACTGACGCACGAAAACAGCGTGCTTCTCGCCGTCTGCCACGTCCTCGGCTGCGACGATGGTGATCGGCAACTGCGAGACCTGGCGCTTTCGCTTGGACAGCACCGAGCTGTAATGCGGAAACAGCTCCTCGATTTCTTCCGCCACGATCATCCATTCCAGCGTCTGACCATAGTCGGCCGCACGGATGATATTTCCCAGCCGCTCCGGCTCGATGCCGAATGACAAATGCCCCTGGAACGGAGGACGGCCCTGCATCGCATCCGTGTCGGCGATGCTCTCGCGCAGCTGGGCGATCTGCCAGGAGGGGATCGGCTGGCCATATTGGTCGATCAGGCTTTTGATATCGTCAGCCATCAAGGGCCTCCAGGCCGAGACGAGCTCGGTGTGATTGTGCGGGGGCTGGCACTGAGCGCCAGCCCTGGAAATGCGGGCTGAGCGGATCGGCGGGATTGATCGCGGGGCGCACCGTCTGAGGCAACTGACGACGATACTTCCAGGTCAGACGGAGCACTTGGCAGCGCTGCCCGTCGGAAAGCGGCTCGCCTGCTGCCAGTAAATCCGCCACGCGGCGCACGAACGACTTGTCCCATGAGCCCGGTAAAAAGGTGCAGGCAGCCCGCGCTTCGATCTGGATGCGGTCGACCTTGGCGTTGGCCCAGGCGAGGCGAGCAGCATCATCATCGGGAGTGTCGAGGTCAGGCATCAGACGAAGCCTCCCCGCCGGTTGAAGTCAACGCTGCGGCCACGTGGCGCTGTGTCGTCGTCTTCGTCATGGGCATAGCGCCAGTCGCGCTGATGCTTGGCCGCTGCATCCCGGCCAGCGGCCTCATAGCCATACATCTCCGGATCGGCCCGGCTGGCGGCATAGGCCAGGGCATACGCGATGGCAGCGTCGCCGTGGCGCGAGGCACCTTCATCGGTGCGGCGGCGATCCGGCACGCGGGCGACACCGCGCACCAGGGCCAGCATACGCAGATCGTCGATCACCTCGCGGTCGCGCGGCAGCAGCAACATGCCGTCTTCGAGGGCGGCCTTCATCGGCGGCATGTTCTCGCGATACCAGGGCTCGCTGAGCTGCAGCGGCTCGATGATCGAGCCGAATTCCTGTTGCGTTACCTCGGCGAGGTAGGAGCCGTTGCCGCCGGCGTCCATTTTACCGGCGCGCAGCATCGGCACGCGCTTGAGGACGAAGAACAGGATTTGCTTTTGCTGCTCGTGCGGCACATTGCGCAGTTCGACCACCAGCCGCGAACGGCGCACCAGGTTGCGCTCGATGGCCAGGATCGGGATCGCGGTGATGTCGCGGATGCGCCCAAAGTCGACGCCGAACACATGCGGCGTCTTTGGATCGAGCCGGGCGAGCAGCGGGGCCAATTCCTCCTCGCAGAGGCGCTGCACATGCGCGACGCGCTGATGCTCCGGCCACAGCGTGAAGCCGGGCGGAGCGGTCCAGCGCCAGACGGGCACATCAGAGATTGTCCGCGCTTCCAGCAGCGGCCCCGGCAAATAGACGCCTGAGGCCGGGTTCGGAATGACATTGAGTTCTTCGTCGGCGTTTTCCCGATAGGTATCGAGGATTTCCTGCCGCCACTCGGCTTCGCCCTCCGCCGACCACTCCAGCCCTTGCACGAGGCAGATGCGCCGATACAACCCCTCGGCACACGCGCCATCGAACGTCGTGCGGGTGATAACGCCGCGTTGTCGGCCTGCGCGGATTTCCTCAATCAATTCGTTGAACGGGTTGTCGTAGCCATCATGCGTCGAGCACACCACGACGCGACCGCCCCACATCAAGAACGCCAGGGCGGCCTTCAGAACGGCCTTCAAATCATCCATGAAGGCGGCTTCGTCGAGGATGGCCAAGCCTTGCTTGCCACGCAGCGCCCTGGGCACAGAGGGGAGCGCCACCACCTCGTAGCCGCTATCGAATTTGATCCGGAACGCGCCGACCTGCTTTTCAGGGTGGTCCGGGTCGGTCCAGACGAATTCGTTCACCTCGCCAGCCGCGACCTGCATCGACTTCGCCCATTCGGCGACGTAGTCGATGAACTCCCGCGTCATGTCCTTCTCGTAGCCCATATAGAGCACGTCCATGCCGTCAGCCATGCGGGCAGAGGAGGCCGTGGCAGCGGCGATGGCAGCCAGCGCCCAACTGAAGCCGGTGCGGCGAGACTTTTCATGCACCGACAGTTTGGAGCTATCGACGGTCGACCAGAGCCGCTGCTGGTAAGGCAGGAAGACGCTGGGGAGCGATGTCTCTGGCTGAATGGGAGCGGCGGCGCGGGCCATCACACTTCCCGGCTCAGCTTGTCCCGCAGAAGGTAGCCTTCATAGGCCCAGATTTTCTTACGGGCGTTCTGGTAAGCGATGGTCTCGCCCAGGTCGAGGTCAAAGTTTTCCAGGCTCGCGCACGCGCTCTCACCGGTCACCATGAAGCCGTTCGTGAGGGTTAACGCGCAGATCATCAGCGTCGTGCCTGGGAAGAGATAATAGGTTGACGACTTAATGGCGGCATCGACCATGTCTGTGGTGACACGCGGAGCTGCCAGACCCTTCTTGATAATCTGACGCTCGATATCCGCTTCACCACTCAAGCAAACTTCGCCACCCGGCAGGCGAAGCGGCGCTTGGTGTTTCGCGATATGATCGTCATGGGTCATTTCTGCTGCACTCCGAATATGCTGGCCTTGATGGCTTCGATCGTGGACGCGCTGATGCCGCGCTCTTTACCAACCGTCTCAACGGCCACAGCCGCCTCCGCACGCGCCTTCTCAGCAGCGCGCTTTTCAACTGCCAGGATGTAATCGACGTTGCTCTTGCTCGCGCGGCCGAGGTGATCCAGCGCCTTGCAGAGCATCATCATGCCCTCCGGATTGCCCTGAAGTGCCGCCATGCCGTCTGCGTCGACCGTCTCGCCGTCGCCAAATTTCATGTAGAGATCGAGGATGGCGGAGTGCATCAGCTCGACGTTGAGGCGGGCGATCTCGCTGCCGGGCGCATCGCCCAGCTCCTTCGCGAGTGCTTCAGCGACCGTTCGCGACCGCGTCAGACGCTCGCGTACCTTTTGCATCCCCACCAGCTTGCGGCCGATCGCGGAGCGGGAGGGCACCTCATCGAGCATCTCGGACAATTTTTCGCGGATCTGGTCGATGGTCCAGCCGCGCTGATGCAGCTGCTCGATCAGGCCGCGCACGTCTTCCGGCAGGCGGTCGATGGAGGATTTACGGCCCATCTCACTCTGGCCCTCGACGCGCAACACCGGGATGGGAGCGCCCATCAGCGACTTCGCCACCGGCGATGGTCAGATGCACCACCCAAAGCTTGCCAGAGGTGGGAACATTGATCTCGTCGGCGCGCACCAATAGCTGCTCCTGCAGCCACGCCACATCGCCACGGATCACGTCGCGACCGGCAGTGTGACCAAGCGCCTGGACAGCTGTGCGCAACACCATCTCGTTGAGCTGATAGCCCGGTGCCTCGGATAGCGTCCGGAGGATGACGAGGCGACGGTCCGCCGCAAGAACCTCTGCGAAGCCGCTCATTCGCCCCTCCTTTTGAGCAGATACTCGTTGAGCAGTGAGAATTGATGAGCGACAGCGCTGACCTCTCTCACGAGGCCAGCCTGGGCAGCCTTGATCGCGCCGGTATCGATCTTGACGTCCGATATCTGCGCTTGCAGACCCGTCATGTTGCTTTCGACACGCTCAATGCGCGACTGAAGTCCCTGGAAATCGCTCTTGGTGGGACGGTCAGACGAGGCAGTCTGCATTGCTTCCAGCTGCCCCTTGATCTCCCGGAATTCCGAGTGAGCGACGAAGCGGCGACCAAGACGCGTCTGAAGAACCCAGTAAATCGCGCCGCTCAGCGACATCAGCACCGCGAGCGCAGCAGCAATTTGTTGCCAGTTAACCTCAAGTAAGCTCATCGGTGCACGCGCTCCATGTCGGCTTGGCATTCGACGCACAGGCAGCAGTTCGACACCGCTATCCGACGCATCTCGGGGATTTCGTCGCCGCAGGACACGCAGCTCAGCGATATTTGGCTCAGGCGAGGACGGGACTGATGTGCACCCAGAACTTGCTCCAGGCGTGCATCTTGATCCTCCTGCGCGCGGTCCATCCAATCAGGCATGAAGCAGATCCATCTGTGCCGCCGCTTGAGCAGCTTCGTAGGGGCTTTTGGTGTGGCCGCCGTGACGGCCACACCAGTTGCAGTGATGAAAGGCGGAGCTGCCTTTCAAGCAGTCGGGGCAGCGGCAGTCGGCGGCGTCGGATTGGCAGCAAACGTCGCGGTGCCGTCCTCGAAGATCACACTGGTGACGACCGGCTCAATCACCGTGATGGACAGCTCCGAGGTCACGGTGCCGTCTTCATAGGTGACGGTGGCAGCACCAGATTGCGCAGCAGCGGCGATGATGACGGAGTTGCCATCAGCCGACAGCGACGCGGTGACAATGGTCGGATCGGAACTCACAACGGTCGCACCGACCGGGGCAGAACGCTTGATGCCCACGGCATCTTCGAATTCGAGCGCGATGGTCACGATCTGATCATACGGCAGCGTGACGGCATTGATGGGAAGGGTGACAGGCATGACACATCTTTCATTCTGAGGGCGTGGCGGCCTAGCTGGCCGTTTTGTCAGTTCGTCGCCGGTGTGGCCGGGGCGACAACCGGCGCAGGGGCCGCAGGAGTGACCAGCGCAGGGGCTTTCGGCACGACAATCGCGATGACGGGAGCCGAGGCCGGATTGACCGGCGGCGAGACCGCAACACCACCCGCTGCGGCGCACTCGGCATCGACCTGCGATTTGAGAGCGCCCGTCGCCATCACAGCGGCTTGACCGGCCAGCGGGTTGGCGGCGGTCGTGATTTGCGTCTGCGAGCAGGCCCCCAGAACGATCACGGCGGCGGCGATAAAAGTGGCGGATAGCGCCGCCCAAACGGTTTTGGAACGCATCAGAATTTCCTTCATGAGAGTTGGCGTCATGGTCACGCAGCGACGGCAGTCGTCGCTTGAGCGGCGACAGTCACCCCAATTGCAGGCGATGGGATTGCAGCGATCGCCGCTTCAATGCGCCCCAGCGAGGACGCAATCTGTGCAGGGGCGAACTGCGGCGAGTTCACGAAGTTCTTGAAGTTGGCGAGCAGGTGAACCAACCCGTAGAGCTGCACATAGCTGGATGAGCTGTCCGATGACGGCACCGGCATGACACGCAGCAGGGCCGTGGCACCGAACACCACGGCTGCGATCCACGGCAGCAGGTCCGCCAACGTAAGGGAGTGGTAAAGTGCTACGATATCCATCACAGGCTCCTAGTTGACCAAAAGGGGAGAAGCTGGGGCGACGGCGACCGAAACGGCCAGCGCCAGCGCATTCGTCAGGCGCGTGACCCAGCCAAGCGGGCGGCCATCAGCGTCAACGCCATCGATGGGCCACAGGCGGCAGATCGCGAGATAGCCCAGGTGCAGCGCCGCGAACGTCGCCAGCACGCCGGTGGG